GGGCTTATGGATAAATACTGGCCCAAAAGTAGACCCTCAAGCCATATCAAGTAACTACCAAGTAAAACTTGCACGAAATACCATCGAATAGTTGTTTTCGAGCCTACCGAAAGTAAAACCACAGCCACCCCAAGTAACTGTATGAATAAAAATATCTTTTTTACTTGGGGGGCGCATGGGCCACCACCCCCTCTGGGGTATATATATGACTACACTAGCAAATTTTTATAATTTTGAACCTAATTAGAGTAATTATTGTCTAAATCCTTGATTATTAAGTATATTAACTACCCATTAGTATCCTTATAGGTAACTTTATAGTAATAAACTTTAATATTCTATCCTTATAGTATACTTATAGGTAACTTATATTATCCTTATAGTATACTATAGGGTGTTTATAAATTTTTTACTTGACAAACTTGAAAAAAGTATTATAATAAATAATAGGATGATAATAAAAAGCAAATGTCTTCATCTTTAAAACAGGATAAGGCTTACATTATCATTTTTCTCTCTAAGGATCTTAAATGTCAACTAAAAATACAAAAATTGCAAAAGTTATGCGGGAATTTAAGAATAGTAAGTTAAAATCTAATTCCGGCAAAAGAGTTATAAATAAAAAACAAGCAATAGCTATAGCCTTAAAAAATAAATAAGGGATTACCTCTAGATGGCTCTTAATATGAAAACAGGTGCATTAGCTGATATAGCCTCTTTAGATCATATTAACATTCTAACAAAAGATGTGGATGAGTGTCGTAAGTTTTATGTAGATGGTTTAGGATTTGAAGAAGGATTCCGACCAGATTTTGATGAGCCTGGATTATGGCTCTATCTTGGTTACAGTCCAGTAATTCATATCATAGAAATAGTTGAAGCTCTTCCTAGTGTTCTAAGTAGTGGAAGTATTGACCATATAGCTTTTCGTGCTCACAACTTTGATAAGTTTACGTCTAGACTGAACAAGTATGACATCGAGTGGGAAGGTCGGGAAATACCTGGAATGGATTTACATCAGATTTTTTGTCATGACCCACATGGAATCAAGATAGAATTTAATTTTGAAGGTCAGGATCGTCCTTGGCAAACAATACAAAAACTCCATGATGATTTAATTATATGAAATGTAAATGTGATAATTGTACTAATCCTAAATGTGAGTGTTTAGGTTTTGCCTGTATGCTCGTAGAATGTTCTTGTGATTGTCACATAGAAACGGTGGCTATAAAAAGTATATCATGAAAAGAGAACTCACAGAAAAACAAACTACTTTTCTAGATAATCTTATTGAGAATGGTGGGCATGTTGTAAACGCAATGGAGATAGCTGGTTATCATAAAAACTCACGTTCTAATCTTATCAATTCCCTCAAACATGAAATCGTAGAAAGAACTAGACAGCATCTGGCTTCATCGTCTATGCAAGCAGCAAGTAGATTAATTGAAGGACTGGATGCTGATGGAACTATTCCTAGTTCTCAGATGGATGTCAGACTCAGAGCAGCCAGTGATATCTTAGATCGTACTGGTATTAGTAAACGACAAGAGATTGCTACAGAGTCTAGAGTACTGCATGGCATCGTTCTTCTACCAGCCAAGAAAGAACAACAAGAAATATGGCCCGACCAAAGTTAGAACCAGGAGAGAAGGGCAGGTATAATGTTTCTCGTAAAGAACAGGCTAAGAGAACTCTGAAGAAGAGAATTAGTACTAAGATAAAAGAAAGAGAAAGACTTCAAGCTAAGTCTTCTACAAAGACAGAACAAAAGAAGAAAGCAGAAAAAGCATTAAAGATTCTTGAACATGGTGGTCTTGTCAAAGAAGACTTTTTAAAACAACTTCCACCATCTGTTCAAGAGGCACTGAAGGAAGGTACGGAACTCACCTTCAAACCCAATGAGGGTCCACAAACAGAGTTCTTGGCTGCTCCAGAGAAAGAAGTTCTCTACGGAGGGGCCGCAGGAGGTGGTAAATCTTATGGGATGTTAATGGATCTTCTAAGATATGCAGACAATAAAAATCATCGTGCATTATTGCTTAGAAGGACATTACCAGAACTAACAGAACTTATCGATAAAAGTAAACAGATCTATCCAAAGGCTTTTCCTGGAGCTAGATTTAAGGAGTCTACAAAAACATGGGAATTTCCAAGTGGAGCTACGGCTCTATTTAGTTATGTAGATAAAGATGACGATGTTTATCGTTACCAAGGTCAGTCCTTTACATGGATTGGTATTGACGAACTTGGTCATTATCCTACACCATATGTCTGGAATTATCTAAGATCACGACTAAGAACAACTGATCCCAAGATAGTTGCATACATGAGGGCTTCTTCAAATCCTGGAGGAGCAGGAGGATGGTGGGTCAAGAAGATGTTTGTTGATCCTGCACCACCTGATCAACCTTTCTGGGCAACAGACATCGAAACGGGAAGAACACTTTCATACGGACGAGGACATGCTAATTCTGGTAAACCTCTATTTCAAAGAAAGTTTCTTCCTGCTAGACTGACAGACAATCCATATCTGGCAGATGATGGAGAGTATGAAGCAATGCTTCTCTCTCTACCAGAAGTAGAAAGGAAACGACTACTATCAGGAGATTGGGATGTTGCAGAAGGAGCAGCATTCAAAGAATTTAATAGAGAGATTCATGTCACTGATCCTGTAGAGATTCCTTATAACTGGGTACGAGTACGAGCTTGTGACTATGGATATTCTGCTCCTTCATGTGTTCTTTGGGGAGCTATCGACTGGGACAATAATATCTGGATCTACAGAGAACTTTATATTAGAAGACATACAGGAGAACAACTAGCAGATCTTATTTTACAAATGGAGTCTAATGATCCTAGAATGTATATAGGAATTTTAGATAGGTCATGTTGGAACAAAACAGGACATGGTTTGAGTGTAGCGGAAAGTATGATACGAAAAGGAGTACGGTGGGTTCCATCAAACTCTGATAGAGTAAACGGAAAGATAGAAGTTCATAGAAGATTACAAGTAGATGATTATGGAAATCCTAGAATAAGAATTTTTAATACATGTACAAATCTTGTCAGAACACTTCCTACTCTCCCAATATCTAAAACGAATAGTGAAGACATCGATACAAGAACAGAAGACCATGCATATGATGCTTTAAGGTATATGATAATGAACAGACAAACAACTTCTTCCTTATATAATTTCAAGTCCAATACAGATTCTGAACCTGTAATGGAAGATGCAGTGTTTGGATATTAGGAGAGTATAATGGGTATTCTTTGGGTTGCAATACAAAGAGGCGGACAGCAAATAATAGTAAGATTAAGTGATATTCTAAAAAAGCCTGAACTTTTAGATGATGCTATTTCTTGGACTGTAAGCAAAGCAAAACCTGCTTGGTCAAGACTGGTTACAAATGCAGGAAAACCTGCTGGATATTCTGGTGTTCACGCAGCAAAAACTTTTGTTCAAAGAACTGTATTAGCAAAAAAGGCATGGCAAGAACAAATATATAATCAATTAGCACAAAATAATGTTAAAGTTACTCCAATTATAAGACGGCAGGTTAAGAACGCAGCGGAGAAATTACGTAATTTAACTGATAAACCAAGTCCAAATGACATAGCAGCTTATAAAAGGGCGATGAATCCGCTTAATATGCCTTCTACTTTTGATAGACAATTACGAGAAAGATATTTTACAGCTACAGTTGGAGCATTAGCTGCTGACGAAATTATACGTCTATGGGATACAGTTCCTACAGAAGAGCCTATTGGCTCTGAACCTCCTCCTGGTATGGGAGGTATGGGATCTTATTGGCGTCCTCCGCCTACTATACCTATTAGTGTTGCTGAAGAATCAGCACTAGCAAGAGTAAAACATTTTGATCAACCTAGACTTTTAACTGCTCCATCTGACGTAAGAGGTCCGTTTGAAACACCGTTAACTCAAGAAGAACAAGAACTGGTCTTACAATCTAGACAGAGACAACCTGAATATACCAGAGGAGAGGCATTACGAATAACTAATCAGATGGCTGCTAATAGAGATCCTAATTGGAAAGCATTTTGGAAAGGCCAAGAAGCAAAAGGATTCAAATCTTCTGATGAAGATCCTAATTTAATAGAAAAAGTAGGAGAATGGCTTACTAAAGATAGACCAGAAAGTAAAAGAGTTATACCAAGAACTGTTCGTAAAAAAGGTGGTGTTGTAAATAAGAGAGTTACAAAACAGTATGCTAAAGGCGGATCTGTCCGTACACCTAAAAGAGTTAAATAGAGGAGAGAATCATGGTTGGTCCTAATATTACTAATATTACTAGACGAGATCAAAGACGAAGAAAAAAAGCTGCTGCTCCGCCTACTACTACTACTACTAAAGCTGAAGAAAGAGTACCTGTAAGGTCTCGTTCAGCTAGTCCTGCTCGTGATCGAAGGACAATAGAAAGGGAATATTTACCTAATCCTGATTTATATAAAAATAAAACTTTTAAAGGTATCCTTAATAGATTAATAATAGGCGATATAACTCTTGCTCAGATGGATAAAGCTCAGAAAAGAAAAAAAACCAATGTAGATTGGGAGATGTGGAAAGCAACTATAAAAGTTGATCCTGATTATAAAAAAGCAGTAGCCCAGCGAAAAGCAAATGACAAAGCATTAAGGGATGCCGAAGTAGCAAGAAAATCTAAACTTAGCGCAAATGAAATTGAAGCTATGCAAAAAAAAGAAGCTAGAAGGAGACAAAATAAAAGTGTAGCAGAGTCATTAAGAATATATGATGACGAATCTGGAAATGTAACTGCGGCTGAAAAGAAAAAAGCTAGATCAGAAAGAATGAAAGGTATTGATACACAGAGATCTCGTCGTAAAAGTGGTGGTCTTGTAAATAAAACTTATAAAAATACGACTCGTACACCTAAAAGAGCTTAGAGTTACTTTTATAAAAGGAGAAATATATTATGCCCTATCTAAAACCCTATACTGCTAAAGACTTTGAAGGAATGGCTGAGAAGCAGGGTGCTATGAATCCTGTTCCTGATGGAATGCTCTATCGAGCACCTCTAGAGTCTGATCTTCTAGGAGCAACAGATGTAAACTTTAAGCAGTCTGCTGATGTTCCTTCAGAATCTGGTAAGAAGATGATGACTGCTAACTTTATGAAGGAAGACAATTCAATTTATGGCTGATGAACAAAATACTGAAGCTGTAGAGGTTGAAGTTGATGAAGTACCTGGACTTGTAGGCTTTATTAAAAGTAAATTCTTGGATGCTGAGACTGGTCGTCTTTCAGATGAAAAGCGTTGGTTATCTGCATACAAGAACTATAGAGGTATCTATGATACTTCTTCAACATACAGAGCATCAGAGAAATCTAAAGTCTTTGTAAGAATTACTAAAGTAAAAGTTCTTGCAGCTTTTGGACAGATCTCTGATATTCTGTTTGCCAATAATAAGTTTCCTATTACTGTTTCTAGTACTCCTATTCCAGAGGGTATAGCAGAGTTCGCTCATCTTGCTACGCCTGAAGAAAAGCAAGCTATGGAACAAGCAAAAGATGTTCCCCTATCTCAACTTGATGACTTCTTAGGTGGTCTGAAAGAAAAGTATGAGAATGCTAATAATTTAGTAGAAGGTCCAAGTATTATTCCTGGTTCTCCTCAGATAGAGCCAGCAGAAATTGCTGCACGAAATATGGAAAAGCAAATTCATGACCAACTTGTAAATACGAATGCTACAAATGTTATGAGACATGCAATTTTTGAGTCTGCATTACTTGGTACTGGAATTATTAAAGGACCATTCAATTTTGAGAAGATCGTTAATAATTGGAAAATAGAAAATAATGAAAAAGTATTTGAGCCTTATGCAAAGATTATTCCAAAAGTTGAAGCGGTTTCTTGTTGGAATTTTTATCCTGATCCATCAGCTACGAACATAGAAGATGCTGAGTATGTCATACAAAGACATAGATATAATAGAGAACAATTAAGAGATCTTGTTAATCATCCTTTCTTTGATTCAGAAGCTATTGAAAGATCATTAGAGCATGGTCCTCAATATGAAGAAAGGTATTTTGAGAATACAATTTATTCTCAAGATCACGATCCTTTATATGCTGAGAACAGATATGAAGTTTTTGAATATTGGGGAACTCTAGATCTTTTCTTGGCAAATCAGATAGGACTTGATCTGCCTTCTAGTATAAGTAATCTTGATTCAGTACAAATTAATGCATGGATTGTTAATAATGAAGTTATTCGTTGTATCTTAAATCCATTTGTTCCTGCTCGTCTTCCTTATCATGCCTTCCCATATGAACTGAATCCTTATCAGTTCTTTGGAGTTGGTATAGCAGAAAATATGGATGATGCACAGCTTCTTATGAATGGTCATATGAGAATGGCTATTGACAATCTGGCATTAGCTGGCAATATGGTATTTGACATAGATGAGACACAGCTTGTACCTGGACAAAATATGGAAGTATATCCGGGTAAAATCTTTAGACGGCAATCTGGTGTTACAGGAACTGCTGTAAATGGTTTGAAGTTCCCGAATACGGCTCCTGAGAATCTTCAGATGTATCAGGCTGCACGACAACTTGCTGATGAAGAGACTGGTATTCCTTCTATTGTGCATGGTCAGACAGGAGTAACAGGAACTGGTCGTACTGCTGCTGGTCTATCTATGATCATGGGATCAGCAGGATTATCTATTAAGACTGTTATCAAGAATATTGATGACTTTTTGCTAAGACCTTTAGGAGAATCTTTCTTCCAATGGAATATGCAGTTCAATGATGACAATGCAGAAATTATAGGTGACCTAGAGATTAAGCCTAAAGGTATTGCATCAGTAATGCAGAAGGAAGTTAGAACTCAAAGATTAATTACTTTACTACAAACTATTGCTAATCCTATGCTTGCTCCGTTTATTAAGATTCCAAATCTAATGAAGGAACTCGCAATTTCTCAGGACATTGATCCTGATCAACTTGTTAATGATGTAGATGAAGCTGCAATCTTTGCAGATATATTGAGAGGTCTTAATGAACGAACAAATAGCCCAGAAGTTGCTGCCCCTGGTCAACAGCCCGGACCTATGGGAGCCAATGGAAGCGTACCTGTCGGAGCAAATCCAATGGACCTATCAGGCGTTGGGGGTGGAAACATCGGAGTTGGAACTTCGCCGCTTGCAGGGGAAGCTGGTTTTACTGGAAACATTGAAGAACCTCAAGGGCGTGGTTAAATCTTCAATAGAAAATGCTAGAATAGAAAAAGAACAGAATTATGATTAATCCTAATTTATCTAACTTAAATAATGCAGCATTACAGTATTTAACTAGTCTTTCTAAGGAAGAAATAGAAGAATCTGGCCTAAACATAGAACAGTTTCTTATTCCTCAAGTACAACCTATTATTCCTGAAGTACAACCTACTATTCCTCAAGTACAACCTCAACAATATCAAGCTGCTCAAGAAGGAGGGCCAATTGAGAATGCTGAAACAGACTTGGAAACAAGGCTTGGTCCTATGGGGGTCATTAATGATAATGATGGTTCTCCTGGACCCTCTTTAGGCGGGGAGGGAGTTGCTGATGATCTAACAATGGAAGTTCCTGAAGGCTCCTATATTCTTAATTCAGATGCAGTTTCCTTGATAGGTATTTCAGATATCAATAAAGTTATTAGAGATGCCTATACTATTGCTGCTGCTCTTGGACAAGAACTTCCCGCCGATTATGATCCACAAAATAAAGTACCTATTAGAATTTCTAATGGAGAAGCTGTTATTCCAGCACCCTTGGTTGGAGTTATTGGACTTGATAGACTTGAACGATGGAATGAAAAAGGATTAGAGGTTAGACGACAAAGAGAAGAGGCAGAGAAAGCTCAAGCTGAAACACAAGCTGCACAGCCAGTAACTGAAGCTCCACCAGTACAACCTATGCAAGCTCAGATGAGTGGGATGATGGGTTTTAAAGATGGAGATGAGGTAAAAGAAGAGGATGAATCAACTTTTATAGAGCGTCTTATAGACAATCTATTAGATCAAATAGGCTGGACAGCTACTACAGAACTTTTAGAGACAATAAAACGAAAAAAATCAGGAGAAGATTTATTTAAAGCTATGAAAGAAATTCCTGGTTTTAATGTAGGAGGTACGACTATTCCTAGATTCAAACCAGATTTATACTCTGATGCGCCTATTCCTAGATCAAGACCAGAAGAATTAGATGAACCAATTTGGGAATATCTTAAAAGAAATGCAAATAAAGTACTAGAAGCATTAAGTTGGAGAGATAAGCCTGAAGATTCATTTAATGGAGATGAGGAAAAAGAAAAAAAGTATGGAGTTGGTATACCTTATAAGAGAAAAGATATAGAGGATGCTATTGATAAAGTATCACGAGTATTAAGAGAAGATGATGATGAGTATCAAGAATTAACAAAAATATTTTTAACAGAAATTGCTAATGCTGAAAGTTCTTATGGACAAGATAAAAAGACTAATGACAAAAAGAGTCGTATAGTAGGTCCGTGGCAAATAGGCATGAACGATAATCAAGCTTATGCAGAAATTAAAAGAAGGCTTGATCCTAATAGTGATGTGTATAGAGAAAAATTACGAGCTAATTTAGATAAGTTTATAGCAACAGATTGGGGAAAAGATATTAATTGGTTAAATTTAAAAGATAAAGATATGATGAATCCTTTAATAAATGCTGCTATTGCTAGACTATACATATCTACAATGGATGAGAATGCTATTCCTAATACTAAAAGAGGTAGAGCAGAACTTTGGGATAGAATATATAATACTACAGAAGATCCTTCAGATGCAGATTATTATATAAATAAAAATATGTGGATACCTGAACAAAAACCTAACATAGATTAATTCGGCTACCCAGTGTCGATTACTGGCCCCGAATATAGCACCAAATAGGGACACCCAAGTTTTCTTGGCCCCCATAGGAGGTAAAGACCATGACTGATATTACAGAAAGTGAACTATTAGAGCCTACCCCATACGATAATGCCTATAGGAGAACACTTATGGATGCAGATCCATCTCCTGAAACACCAGATCCTGAACTTCTTGACATTCCAGACGGAGATACTCAAGAAGCTGAAGGACTGATTAAGGCACAGGATGCAAAGGAGCATGATTGGAAAAAGCGTTATAGCGATCTAAAGAGTTATCATGATCGTAAAAATAACGAATGGACCCAACAGAATGAACTTACTGAAGCAAAGCTAAAGTTGGCAGAGCAGAAAGTTTCGGCTCCACAAAATCTTCCTAAGTCACAAGAAGAGTTGGAAGAGTTTAAGAAAGAGTATCCTGATGTTTATGATGTAGTAGAAACTGTATCTAGGCTTCAAGCTAGTGCCAGTGTCAAAGAGGTACAAGATAGAATCGAATCTCTTCGTAAGGCAGAACAAGAAGCACAGATTAGAACTGCTGAAAAGGAACTTCTTTCAGTCCATCCAGATTTTCTAGAGATTAAGAGTGATTCAGAATTTCTGACATGGTTGGAAGAACAACCCAAAAGTATTTCAGATGGTGTCTACAAAAATAGAACAGACTTTAAATGGGCTGCTAGAGTAATTGACTTATATAAATCTGATACAAATATTGGTCAGAAAAAAAGAGGAAGACCAAGTAAAGCAAATGTAGAAGCAGCAAGGGCTGTTACTAAAACAGAACGAGCAGTGACTACAGGCGAAGGTGAAAAGAAAGTTTGGTCTTCTTCAGAAATCGCCCGATTAAAGCCACACGAATTTGAAACTCTTGAGAAAGAGATTGATAAGGCAAATCGGGAAGGAAGAATTACACCATAACAAATATAAGGAGACTTAATCATGGCTGAATTTGGTTTAGCTGCTGGTTATCAGAATCTTCCTTCTGGTAACTGGGTTCCAGCAATTTACAGTCAAAAGGTTCTCAAATTCTTCCGGCGTTCATCGGTTGCAGAAGCTGTAACCAATACCGACTATGCTGGAGAAATTGAAAACTTTGGTGATACTGTAAAGATTATTAAAGAGCCATCAGTTACTGTGTCGTCCTATAGCAGGGGTGCTGTTGTAAACACCCAGAATCTTGCTGACAATCAAATTACCCTGACAGTTGATCAGGGTAACTACTTTGCCTTCAAGGTTGATGATGTTGAGGAACGGCAGAGTCACGTAAACTGGGAAGCTCTATCTACTTCTTCAGGTGCTTATAGCTTGAAGAAGGCGTATGATTTTAATGTCTTGAAGGTAATTAGCGATAATGCTTCGACTGACACTACCAATCTTGGTGCTGCTGGTTCGGCTATTTCGTGTAATACGGGTAACGAGTGTGCAAACTATCTTAGCACTTTTTCTCGTCTTCTAGACGAAGCTGATGTTCCAGAGGATAATCGTTGGATTGTGGCTCCGCCACAGTTCTATGAGATTCTTCGACAGGCTGATGCTAAGTTAATGGACTCAAGCGTAACTGGTGAAGATGCATCCGCTCTTTTGAATGGTGCAGTTACTAGTCGTAAGGTTCATGGTTTTAGTTTGTATCAGACTAATGCAATTACTGTTGGTACTGCTGGTGCTGATGCCAGTCATACTTTTGGGCCATCCACTACAAGTGGTGAGACGATTGTTCTTGGTGGTCATAAGAGTTCGACTTGTACAGCTTCAGCAATTGCCAAGACTGAAGTTATTCGTGATCCCGATTCATTTGCTGATATTGTTCGTGGTCTACATGTCTTTGGTCGTAAGGTAATTCGTGCATCTGGTACTGGATTTACGGGTGTCTACAAAGGCATCCCTGATCTGAACACGTAGAAGGAGGACTGACTTATGGCTACTCATGATAAAACGGGTAAAGGCGGTACGACAGGTCATCCTTCAACGGGTGGTCGTAGACCTTACCTAGTAGAAAATACTACTTCAGTTGTAGACTATGATCCTGCTGCGGGTGATATCATTCAGATGATTGATGTTCCTGCTGAAACGCTAGTTATGGCGGCAGGGCTTGAAGTTTTGACTGCAAGTTCGACTTCAGTAACCTTTGATCTTGGTATCACAGGTTCTACTGCTGGTCATCATGATCCTGATGCTTTTGTAGATGCTTTTGATGCTACAGGTACTGGACATGCTCCAATGGATGCTACTGATGCAGCCGCAATGCTTGTGGTGAAAACAGCAGATACCATTGATGTTCTAACTGCTGGTGCTCAAGATACCGCTGGTAAGTTTAGGGTGTGGGCTGTTCTCTGTGACATCTCTGGTGTTGACGAGACGGATCATAACTAAGAGGTAATGTATTGGAGGGAACCTTCGGGTTCTCTCCTTTACTACAGGAGAAATCAATGGTAATGGAAAAATTAAGTATTACTGATATTAAAGATCATGATGGATATGCTTCCACTATCAAATCTGGTAATACAGTTTGGAATGCAAGAAGTACTCAAGTAATTAATAAAGATAATGATGATGATGATTATGAGATGACAAATTCTTTAAAAATTAAGAGTTTAGAAAAAAAATTAGATTTATTACAAACTACTCTAGATACAGTATTAGATCGTTTACCATTAAGTAATAGTGGTTGGAGATAGAATCTATCTTAATATTTAATAAGGAGAACTCATGGATTGGTTAGCAAAAATTAGTAATTGGATTAAAGGCATTACTCAGGTAAGTCTTTTACTTCTCGCATTAGGAGTTACTTGGCAAGTTCTTTTTGGCAGTGTTATTCCTTTTATAGGAGGAGATATTGTAGGTAATATGATGGTATTACTTAAAGATATCGGAAGTCAAGGTCTTGTTGGTTTATTGACTCTTGGTATTCTATTTTGGTTATTCCGGCATTATAAAGATTCAAAATAAATAATAGTATATTAATTCTTACAGTACAAACTCATAAATATATTTAATGTTTAATAGAAACATCTTTATAGGAGTTCTTACATAAGAATAATTATATTATGACAGAAATATTAGAACTAACAAAAGATGCTAAAGATTATATGATAGATGTATGTAATAATCAAAATAAAAATTATATACATTTATCAGTAGCTGGTGGAGGATGTGCTGGTTTTTCTTACAAATGGGGATTTGTAGATTCATTAGAAGATAACGATGAAGTTATCACTATTGAAGATAGTAAAAAATTAGTTATAGATAGTATATCTGTAATGTATTTAGTAGGAATGAAAATAGATTATAAGCAAGATATCTTTGGTTCCATCTTGCATATAGATAATCCTAATGTTACTTCTAGCTGTGGATGTGGAGAATCATTTAATGTTTTATAAAATAAGAACTATCTTTAACCCTATACAATGGCTACTTCCTATAAACATATGTATAATTATTATTTGTATGGGAATGTTATTTACAAAACATGTTTATTCTGCGAATGGACAAGAAGTACAAGCAGTCCAATGTCTTTCCCTAAATGAAAAAGCTAATCTAATAACTAAATTAGAAGAGGAAATGGGAGAAGTTTCAATTTTTGTAGGATTATCTGCAAAAGATATTCACACTATAGAAATATTTATAAATTCAAAAACAGGGAGTTGGACAGTAGTAGGTACAAATTTAGAAAAAGTATGTATTCTTGATTTTGGAATGCAAGGACAAATAAAAAAACTTAAAGAATTAGGACAGGGCGTGTAATGGCAACATACTTAACATTATCAAATAGAGTTTTAGAATCTTTGAATGAAGTTACGTTTTCTACAACAGATTCAGGAACAGAATTTAATGCATCTAGAGGTATTCAAACTGCTGTAAAGACTTTTATAAATCAATCAATAAACGATATTTATAATGCAGAATTACAATGGTCTTTCTTACATTCAGATGGAACACAAGCAACTACAGCAGGTACGGCTGAATATAGTCTTCCTTCTGATTTTAGACATGTAGATTATGATACGTTTATTGTAACTCCTACTCAGCTTGTATCAACAAATACTTTTGCAGCAGATTCAAACTGGACTCATACTAATAGTTCTATTAGTGGTGGGTTTTTGGTTCTGGATCAGAATGATTCGGCACAGCAAACGATTACTACTTTTGTAGATAATAGACAATATAGAGCTACATTTAGAATTACAGGAAGTACCGTTACACTTAAAGTAGGAACAAGTTCAGGTGGAACTGAGATTAAGAGCGAAGACTTTACAGTAGCGAATACAGGTGAAGGACAAGTGCATACAACTACCTTTGGAGCAACAGCATCTACTCTCTATATTACTCTTACAAATACTACAAGTACTCAAGCAAATGTAGACTTTATTAATATTACTGAAGATATTGATCCTCAAAGACTTCAGTATATCACTTATGAACAATTTGCTAGAGACTATAGAGAAACAGATGCTTCGATAGATTCCAGTAGTTATGGCACACCAGAGTATGTATATCCTACTCAAGATGGGAAGTTTGGATTACATCCTATACCAGATAGAGGTAACTATACCGTTTTATTTGAATATTGGACAACTCATACAGAGCTATCTGCTTATGATGATAGTCCTACACTTGCTACACGTTATCAGGATATAGCTGTTAGTAAATCAAAGTACTATACATATATGTTGAGAGGAGATCTTCAAATGTCTCAGATGTGTTTACAAGAATATCTTAAAGGTATTGAACGAATGAGAATTGAATTAATTAATAGAGATGAAGTAATGAGGTATGTATAATGTATGTAAATCCAGATGATAATAAAGTAAAACAACTACATTCTGATATTGGTAAAACTTTACCAGAACAGATAAAGCTTACTAAAGATACTCCAAGTTTCTATGGTGGTGGTAAAATTAATAAGAAGTATGGTTATATGGGTGGCGGTAAAGTATATGGTCAGCCAAGGATGTCCCAGTATAAGGCGGGTTAATGGCAACTAGAATTATTAATGCTGCTGCTGCTTTAGGAGATACAAGTTTAACAAATATTTATACTTGTCCTACTAATTATAAGGCAGTCATCAAGGAGCTTTGGCTAACAAATGTAGATGGTACAAATGCTGTTGATGTTACAGTTAAGTGGACAGATACTTCAGCAAGTGCAACATATGAAATTATTAGTACTAAGTCTGTAGCAGCAGATAGTTATCTTAGAATTGAGAGTGCTAACATAGTTCTTGAAGAATCAGATATTCTGAAGGTACAGGCAGGAGCAGCTAATGATCTTACTGTATCAGCTTTTATAGAAGAGATTTATACACCAACGTAAGGTAAATTATGGCAAGTAATGTACAAGCATCAGCTATAGCAACAGATGGAGGTCTAGTCTTGGATCGAGATCCATTCTCTATTCCTCCTGGTTCTGCTGTAATTCTGGATAACTTTGAAGCAGATGCTGATGGTGGGTATAGTCGTATCAAAGGTACAGTAAAGTATGATACGAATGAACTTAGTAATGCTACTATCTCTGGTGCTGGTTCTGGTGATATGCTTATGACAGCTTTATTTACAACAACTGCTGCTACTCCTGTTAATATGGTTCTGGCAGGACGAGGTACTATTATAGCAAAGAGTACAGGAAGTGGATGGACTTCTGTACAAACAGGTAGAACAAGTGCAGAGAAATATTCATTTTCATTATATAATTTTAATGGAACAAATAAGATTGTGGTAGCAGATGGTGCTAATGCTGCAATGTCTTATGATGGATCTACAGCTACAGCACTCACAGCAACAGGAGCGCCTTCTGATCCTGAAGTTGTGGAGGTATTTAAGAATCATATCTTCTTTGCAGGTATGGCGAGTAATAAACAAGAAGTAGTATTTGCTGCACCTTTTGCTGAAAATGATTTTACTGCTGCAAACGGAGCAGGATCAATTAAGGTTGATAGTCCAGTTATAGGACTTAAAACATTCCGTGATAAACTTATTGTATTTGCACAAGATGAGATTTATCAGATTGTAGGTACAAGTGGTGCAGATTTTCAGATGAATCCTATCACAAGAAAACTAGGTTGTCTAGATAGGGGAACGATACAAGAAGTAGGTGGTGATATTATTTTCTTAGCTCCTGATGGATTAAGAACTATTGCTGGTACGGAAAGAATTGGTGATATTGAACTTGGTACAGTCTCTAAACCTATACAAAAAAGAATTAATGAGATTAACTTTGATAATCTTAATTCTGTAGTAATAAGAGAAAAAAGTCAATACCGTTTATTTTATCCAGATGATGATAATGTAGAGACAGTTTGTAAAGGAATTATAGGAACACTTAAAAGAAACTTGGAAGGAACTGTAGGTTGGCAATGGTCTGACATTATAGGTATTAAACCTACTTGTACAGATTCAAAGTATTTCGGATCTACTGAGTATATTGTTCATGGAGATGATAATGGATTTGTATATCGTCAAGAACAATCAAATAGATTTAATGGAAGTACGACTAATAGTTCTACAGGTACAGCTATATCAGCAGCATACAAAAGTCCAGATATAGTTTTTGGAGATTCAGGTGTTAGAAAGAATATGCAAAGAATTTTATTGAATGTTGAATCTGAAGGAGATCTTGACTTTAGCCTTTTAATGAGGTATAATTATAATAACTCTGATACGCCTCAACCTTCTGCAATATCTATATCTGAAACATCTGGTGTTGCTGTTTTTGGTAATGCATTATCCACATTTGGAACAGCAGTATTCGGTTCTTTTGGTTCTCCTTTGATTAGAAAATCAATTGAAGGATCAGGTTTTTCATCAGCAGTTCATATCATAGATAC